CTATCTGCTAACCTACTATGCTGTGAACCAGTTTGACTCAAACCCCGAGACGAAGCAGGAATTGGTAGGTATGTTGGGTGGGACCATTCCATGGCCGTCCATTAGGGACTCGTCACAGGGCGATTTCAATTACATGTTAGAGGCCATGAATTCTTTCTCAGGAACCGTCGAAAAATTCCGAGGAGTTTTTGAAGGGCGCAAGGACAAACCGGATGCGAAGTGAGAAAAAGGCTTGAAGCACTTGACACGCTGTGATCATGTGAGCGAAATTATTCCCATCCTGTCATTCCTGCTTGTGTAAAGGACTGATCCAAAAGCCCGGCCATTGAGCCGGGCTTTTTTGTTTGCGCAGATCTACAGCCAGGGTGGCCTTCGGGAAGGCCTGGACATCGATTAGCCGGTTTGTGCGGTGATACGGAAAAACGCCGGTAGCCAGCGGGCCCTTACCTCAGTTTTGCTCCGGGGTGGTGCTGGCGGACTGATGGAGAGACATCACACCTATTTCGAGCCTCAGCATTTGCTGGGGCTTTTGCATTTCTGGAGGTTGATATGCCGTTCATGGTTCTTTTGCCTTACTTCGATCCATCCCTTACATCGTTCGACACCGTCGAAGAAGCAGAGGCAAAGGCCGCCGAGGTATTGCAAACCACGCCTGCGGTGATCGCCATCGTTGCCGAAGTGACGATTCTCGGCACCTACACGGGCACCGTGACTGTTACCAAACAGCCACAAACCGCTAAATAGACCGCCAATCGGGCAAGCCACCTACCTGCCATTGAGCGGGTTTTCTCGTTCATAGCTCCCTACAAGGGAGGACAGCCGGATGCAAAAAAACATGCCCGATAAGAATCCTGACTTCTGGGCACAGGTATGGCTCGTCCTTTCGACGCCACTTTGGCAAGGCGCAATCATGGCCACGACCATCTCCATGCTGCGTGTGCTCTACGAGGGCAAAGAGGCCAACAAGTGGCGCGTCTTGCTTGAAGCGCTCATGTGCGGCGGGCTCAGCCTCTCAGCCAGCAGCGTAATTGAATGGATGGCTTGGCCTTCCAGTCTGTCGGTCGGCGCCGGTGGCGCAATCGGCTTTATAGGCGTGACTGCAATTCGGGAACTGATCATTAGATTTCTCGGGCGAAAGGCGGATTCAGCATGAACACATTGAAGGCCATCGCACTGGCGCTGGTGATCGCCCTGGTTGGCGCTCTGCTGGTGGGGATTCAGCAATACCGAGTCCTGTCGCTGAAAGGTGAAGTCACCGTCGCCAACACCGACCGAGACACCGCCATCGGCGCCAATACCGAGAGCCAGGCAACCATTACCACGTTGCGTGCCGAAGCCGCACGAAACGCCAAGTACAACGCCGATCTCGCCAAGCGAATCAAGGTCAGCGAGGCCAAAGCCACCAAGGCGGTGAAGAATTTTGAAAAGCTCAAACGGGATAAGCCGGCTGTTCGTACTTGGGCTGATCAGCCTCTGCCTGATGGCCTGCGCGGCAAAGCCGCAAGTAGTGACAAAGACAACGGCGGTAAGAATTGAGGCGCCCGACCTGGTGCCATGTGAGCGCGCGGACGCTGACAACACCGACCTGCAAGACAACGGCGACGTCTGGGCACTGAAAGACCAAGCCATTAAGTTGCTCGACACGTGCGCCGACCAGGTCGACGCGCAGATCCAGCGGAGCCAGAGCAAGTGAAGTGGCACCAGCTGTGGTCAATCCGCCTGGCCCTCTCTGGCGCCGCACTGAATGCCGCCGCAATCGGCTGGACAGTCTTTCAAGGCTCTATTTCTGCCGTTGGTTTCGCAGCAGTGAACATGGCGCTAGGCATAGGCGTGGCGATTGTTCGTGTGCTCTCCCAAGTACCGGAGCCGAAATGACTTTCCTGAAATCAATCTATGCATGGTTTGCCATACCTAAACCCGAGGAATTACCAATGTCCGATCCAGTTGAAACCCCAGTCGACGTACCCGTAAACACCGACACCCTCAAAGCCCTGCTTAAAACACTGGGTCACGACCTTGATGCGGTATGGGACGAAGCAATAGCCCTGGCAAAGAAAGCGGTTTGACAGCCGGCATTACTAAGGTTTGACCGCTGCGTAACTGAAAGCGCCGGATGAGGTAAGCATGAGCAACGATACCGAGGCGGAACCCGATGACGTCGTCACGCGGACCGTAAACGAGGTGGTAGCCGAATTCGACATCGCCATCTGTAACGCCATCGATGCGGCCGTTGCTGCTGGATTATCGCGCATCTTCTTGATGGGCACGCTGCATGGGCATGCCCTAACGCAGACACTGTCCATGGTTGGCAAGGCGTGATTAAGTTACTGATGGGTGCCACGCTCTGTGGCTTGCCACGGCTAACACATGTTTCATGCCGTACCAGCGATCATGGGCATAAGAACTGGATGGCTCTCGGTGCCAGCCGGGACAAGGTCGTTGTCACGTTGGACGGTCACAGAGTAAATCGTTGCATTTCGGCAGATGCCCGCTACGGGTATGTCGACTTTCTCGCTGCACGCAATGGTCAGATCACGCTCGGTAGATTCAAGGACGCACCGGTTTACCACCGGCTGTATGGCCGAGTTGAAATAACGTGTCAGTGAAGAAGAACTGGTTTGTCACCACTCTTGGCTACAAACCATTTCCAATGATCCTGATGGCAGAAGCCCTCGACCATGATGCGGCTCTGGCGCTGGCCCGCTGCATCTGGCCGGACTGCACGGTCGATTGAGGTGAGTAATTGCATCGGTCACGTTGAAGCTGAACTGTTCTGTCGCTTGGTGGGTGATGCCCTATGTCCGGTGTCTGGCATTGGTATGCGCTACGACAGGGATAAAGCCAGATATCGATAGGGTCATGACTATCGCCATGCGCGGCATCAAAATCGTTGTTAAGGATGATCTATGAGCAGTTGTGCTGCTTGTGCTGCCCGCCGTGCGCGAGCAGTGAAATGGCTGAAGGTATCGATGGAGAGGGCAAAGAGCCTGATTAAACCCTTGGCTCCAATCCACCCGCCGAAGGACAGTCTTTAATGGTAGCCCGCCCATGCCGTGCCCGCGGTTGTCCCAGCCTCATCAAGTCGAAAGAACAGCGCGGCTTTTGCGACGCCCACGCGTCAATGCGAAGCAATTGGACAGCACGCGAAGCGCGATCAGGAAGCACGACGCAACGTGGTTACGGCGCAGCTTGGCAGCGCCTTCGCAAGATGATTCTCACTCGAGATCAACACCTGTGCCACTGCGCGCAGTGCAAGACGTCCAATCGCATCCGCCCAGCACATGAGGTTGACCACATACTGGCGAAAGCGAAAGGCGGAACGGATGACCCGGACAATCTCCAGGCGATCAACCGTGACTGTCATCGCACCAAGACGGCAAATGACAGCAAATGATATTGGTTCGCAGCAGCATCTGGTACGGGTGAGGCGGATTTGACGAAGATGCAATAGATTCGCATTTTACTCTGTCGATAGAGGTTGCATATCGATACGCGGCGGCTGATAGGGCAGGGGTGGGTCAGAAGTCCGGGACCTTACCCCTTCTGACCGCGCCTGAGGGCTCATTCTTACAACCGCGAAAAATGAAATTCAGGAGTTCCGCCGATGCCGGGGGTCAAGGGACGGTCCGGCCGTCGTCCGAAACCTACGGCCAGCAAGGCTTTGGCCGGAAATCCCGGCAAGCGCAAACTGAACACTGATGAGCCAGATTTTGCGCTTGTTACCAAAATAGAACCGCCAGAATGGCTGTGTGCCAACTCGCAAGAAATGTGGAAACGGGTGGTCCCGTCTCTGCTCGCAGAAAAGATTCTTTGCATCACTGATCTGCACAACGTCGAGGCCTTTTGCACGGCTTACGCCAACTGGCGGGCGGCTCAGGCTGCCGTGGTCCAGTTTGGGATCGTTGTTTCTTCTGCTATGGGTTCGCCCATCAAAAACCCGGCACTCACGGCTGCCAAGGAAGCCATGGCACAGATGGTTACGTTCGGCTCGCTCCTGGGCTTGGACCCATCCAGCCGATCTCGACTTACTGGCGGAAAAAAGGCCAGTGGTGCCAATGCATTCGCAGCACTCATGAACGGATAACCATGGCGTACAAGTACCCCAACGTCGAAGCGGCGAACCGCTGGGCGCGGGATGTTGTGAGGGGCCGTGTCCCGGCTTGTCGCTACGTTCAATTGGCTTGCCAGCGTCACTTAGACGATATCGTCCGCAGCAAATCGGTCAGTTTCGGTTTTAAATTTGATGGTAAGAGGGCAGAAAAGAAACTCAAGCTCGCGCAGATGTTGCCCCATGTAAAAGGCGAGTGGGCTTTCAAGCGACAGTTGATTACGCTTGAGCCCTGGCAGAAATTCGGCCTGTCGATGACATTTGGCTGGGTGAAGAAGCGCTCGGGCCTGCGGCGTTTTCGCGAAAGCTACTGGGAAGTACCACGCAAAAACGGCAAAAGCGTCATTGCAGCTGCCGTGGGCATTGGGATGTTCGTACTGGATAACGAATTTGGTGCAGAGATTTACAGCGGCGCGACGACCGAAAAGCAAGCATGGGAGGTGTTTCGTCCTGCCCGGTTGATGGTCAAGCGCTCTCCGATGCTGATGGAAGCCGCCGGCATTGAAGTCAACGCTTCGAACATGAGCCGACCCGACGACGGAAGCCGATTTGAGGTTGTTATTGGCAACCCGGGCGATGGTGCTTCGCCAAGTTGCGCGATCGTGGACGAATACCACGAACACGACAGTGCTGCTCTTTACGAAACGATGCTCACCGGCATGGGTGCCCGGCGTCAGCCGTTGATGTTCGTCATCACCACTGCTGGGAGCAACATAGAAGGGCCTTGCTACGACATGCGCAGCCGCGTCATTGAGATGCTTGAGGGAACCGTGCCGGATGATGAATTATTTGGCTGGATCTGGACTATCGACGAGGGGGATGACTGGACTGATCCAAAGGTCATGGCAAAGGCCAACCCCAATATGGGCGTGTCGGTGTATCAGGACTACCTGGTAAGCCAGCAGCAGAAGGCAATCAAGAACGCCAGCTTCCAAAACACTTTCAAAACGAAGCATTTGAATGTGTGGGTTTCGGCCCGAACTGTCTATTTCAACATGGAAACGTGGCGCGAATGCGCTGATCCTGGCCTCGTCATGGAGGATTTTGAGGGCAGCGAATGCCTGATGTGTCTCGATTTGGCGTCCAAAACCGATATCTGCGCCAGGGTAAACTTGTTTTATCGGGTCATCGACGGTGTGTTGCATTACTACAGCATCGCGCCTCGTTTCTATCTGCCTGAGCAGACGATCCAGTACGGCACGGAAAAGTCCGTGGTCGAGCGTTATCAAAAGTGGGTCAACATGGGATTACTCACCTCGCATGACGGTGCAGAAGTCAGCTTCAACCAGGTGCGTGATGATCTGTTGGAGGACGCGAAGCAGGTTTCGCTGACAGAAATCCCACTGGATGAATGGGGGGCATTTCAGATCGCTCAGGACTTCGAGGAAGAAGGCCACACGCCAGTAAAGATACCCAAAACCACCAAAACGTTTTCTCCGGCGATGAAAGAAGTCTACGGCGCAATTCTCAATGGCCGCTTTCACCATGATGGAAACGCGATCCTCACTTGGATGATGGGTAACGTCACCGCAAAACCAGATGCCAACGAAAACGTCTTCCCCCGCAAGGAAAAATCCGCCAAGAAAATCGACGGTGCGGTAGCCCTTTTGATGGGCGTGAGCCGTGCGATGTTACTCGCGGGTGAAAGCAACGGCGGGCTCGACAGCTTCTTCTCAAACCCGATTATCGTCGGATAAACCAGGTACAGAACATGAACTCCGGGCTCATCATATTTTTGGTTGTGGCTATGGCGGGTTTCGGCTTGTTTACCGCCGGCATATACCTACTGGCTGGACCGGGTTGGTCATTGATCGCCGGGGCTGCGTCCATGTTTGCTGCCGCCGGGTTCTTGCGCAAGGGGCTCATCGGTGGCTAAGCGACTCTCAGCAGTACTGAATCAAGCCATGATTAAGTCAGCAGAACCCAGCCTTGCCAAGTCGTCACTGGCGGGTTGGATTGGCCGAACGATCGGTCTTCGTGATGGCAATTTTTGGCAGTCATTTTTAAGCGCTGGGTCATCCTCGGGCAAGACGGTAACCATCGAAAAAGCGCTACAGCTTGCGGCGGTATGGTCCTGTGTTAGGTTGCTGGCGGAAACGATCGCAACCCTTCCTCTCAACTTCTTTGAGCGCGAGGGCGAGGAGCGTAAAGCTGCCACTGATCACCCACTTTACGAACTCCTGCATAACCAGCCGAACGCGGACATGACGTCCGTCGAGTTCTGGGAAATGGTAATGGCTTGCCTTCTTTTACGGGGCAACGCCTTCGTTGAAATTGACCGTATCGGCAAGCGTATTGTCTCGTTAACTCCGCTTTTACCGGAGCGTATGAGTATTACCCGGCGCAGTGACGGCTCGCCGAAATACACCTACAACGACGACCAAACCGGGCAGACCCGAGAGATCGTTGAAGCTGCCGTGTGGCACATCAAGGGCTTTGGCATCGGTG